AACACAATAGAGGTTAATATGACAACAAAATATCATTGTTACGATTCATGTAATAGATGCTCTGGTAGTAACGAATTCACTGTTACTGATTCGCTAGACGGTCACATGCTAGAGTGTAAAACTAAATGTAAAGATTGTGACTTTGAGGATTACTGGGCGCATGGGTTTTTTGAAAGCTCACAAAATATTGAGAGCAAATGCAAAACTTACAGCTTTAAACGTTAGAGGATGAAATCGAAGAAGATCGAGATTAATATGTAGTTTTGTTAGATAAAAAACCTCTTTTATAAGGGGTTTTTTATTATCTGCTGTACTGTGTTACAATAATATAATTAGCGACACTTAACTTTAATCTACGAGTAAATAAAATGCCATCAATGAGCGAACGCAGCACCGATAAATTACTAGATACGCTTATAACGCAAATATCAAGCCTCACTAACTCGGTAGATAAATTAGTTACTATGGATGCTGTGAGACTTGAAAAAGACAAGCATCAAGACGCTAAAAACGAAGAGGTTGACGCGTTTATTAAATCGGCTAGACCTATTCTTTTACGCTTGAAAACCAACCAAGATCGACTAGACAAAGTCTGGCCTGTTGTAGCGGTATTTTTTATTATAGGATTTCTAACTATGACGGGCGTTAATTTTACAGGCTAAATAACCCGTATAAATCAATACCTTATCGTTATGTAAATGTGAACACCTTAGCTGGTGTTTTTTATGTGATATACTTTTACAGATATGGCATTAATAAGGCAAAAATACAATGGGCAATAAAACACCGACAAAAACGACCTTAAAGCCAGGTGATAATTTACCAGCTAGGGGCAAATCTAAGAAAACATTAATACTTGATATGCTAAAAGCTAGATCAATGTTATCTCTTAAAAAAACATCAACTACTGACGAAGCTGAACAGGCTTTTTTCCATCATGTGGCTGAGTCTGCCTTTAATTTAGAAGATGGTAACAGGGGCATGTGCTTAAAACTGTTAGCTGATAAAGGTTGGGCTAGTGTTAAACCTTCCAGTGAGTTAGTGGAGTTTGAGTTTGACGCTAACGATGCGCCTCACGTTCAAGCAGCGCGGGTTATGAGTGCTGCAGCGATGGGGAGGATACCGCCTGATATTGCTAGTATGTTTATTCAGTCTATTAAAAACATGATTGATATTGAGGAATTCACAAGCTTAAAAGATAGAATAGTTAAGTTAGAGGAAGCTTTGAATGGGGGCACTTAGCAAGAAGCTTGATTTATTAGAGCCTTTGGCGTTAGCTCAGGCGGGTCTTTTGGAATCATCCGTTTATGGTATTGTTGACAGGGTAGATAAGATTGACAATAAGTTGGTTCCTCATATTATTCGCAGATGGAAAGGCACTATAGGAAATATGGAGCCGAGCGAGGAAGATCCGACAATTCTGCTTATTGAAAAACTTGAGCCGATGATAACAAAGCATAAAAAATATAAATGTATGTATGGTTCAAGGGGTGGTACTAAATCTCGCATGGCTCAGGATGTAACAGCGGGCGAGGTGAATAGTCAAGGCTCTAAAGTCTTTGTGTTACGTGAACGCATGAAGGCATTGAAGGAAAGTATTTACGCAGGTATTGAAAAGAGTATAAAAGACTTATCACTAGCCGGCTTTCGTAGTGTACCTAGTCATTGGGAGATACGACACAGAACAGGAGGAAAATTTACCTTTGGCGGTATGCAAAACATTATTGATATGAAGGGCACTAGTAATTATAAAATATTCTTAATGGAAGAAGCAGCAAAGACCAAACAAAATACTATTGATACTTTAGGTCCTACTTTACGAGATACCCCAGGTGCTGAACTTTGGTGGCTGTGGAATCCTGAAAGCTCACAAGATCCAATGAGCAAAGAATTTATTAACCCTTATCGCGCTGAATTAGATAAGTTTGGTTTTTATGAAGATGAACATCATTTAATCATTCATGTTAGCCATAAAGATAATCCGTGGTTTAAGTGGGACGAATCTTTAAGTCAAGAGCTAGCAAAAGATAAAATAAAAGTGGAGAAGGGAATTATGTCTAAGTCACGTTACGGTTGGATATGGGGTAATAAATTTAACGATGATATTGACTCTAGCGTAGTGACTGAGGATTGGTTTAACGCGTGTATTGATAGTCACATTAAACTTGGCATTGAACCTATAGGTGCAAAAACTTCAGCTTGTGATCCATCAGATGTTGGAAGTGATCCATGTGGTTACGCTGCGCGTGTGGGTATAGTGTTTGAAGATGTTGACGAGATAGAAGCCGCTGATGGTAATAGAAAGATGGATTTAGCTTGCCAACGTGCCATTATGTACGGGGCTGACTCTTTTGGATATGATGCTGATGGATTGGGCGCAACGCTTAGAGATAATGTGAGCAAAGCATTTAAGGGTAAGAAAACAAACATTTACGCTTATAAGGGGTCAAGTAAGATACACGATCCTAAATCACAATTTAAGAGTGAGACAACAACGCTAACGCAGCGCAATGAAAACTTAAAAAATGAAGATGTACTTTATAATAAGAAGTCACAAAATATTATTAATGTTGCTGAAAGAATACTTAGAACTTATGAGGCGGTTGTACTTGGTAAGTATCACGACCCTGATACACTAATATCTTTTGCAACATATAACCCCGAAACAGGTAAGGGAATTAGACCTGAGATGTTAGAAAAACTAAAAGCAGAGGCTTGTAAAACACCTGTTAAACCTGGTGACACAATTAGATTCTACACGAAAGAAGAGTTAAGAAAGGGGATATTGATGCCAGATGGCTCCAAAGTTAGTATCCCTTCTCCGAACCTTTGGGACGCTGTTGTGACAAGTCTCGATAAAGCTAGTATAATACAAGTCATTAAAGAGATAAATGTTAATGACATTTACCAAACAACCGTTAGCCACTGGTGAGATAATGAAAAGCTTAGAGCAAATTAAAATAGATATGAATCACGCCTTATCAGGTAGTTATGACCGAAACATTCTTTGTTTAGAAGATTACGAGTTTGCGGTTGTTGAGGGTGCAATGTGGAAAGGTAACATTGCTAAACAATTTAAGAACAAACCTAAACCTGAAATAAACAAGATATTCGGTAGCATTAATCGCTTGTTAGGTCAGAAAGAGCGTTTAGAAATGAACGCTAAGATCATATCTAATTCAGATGACGCAACGGACGAAGATGCTGAACTATTGCAGTCTAGGTGGCGAAATGACTTTCAAACTAGCGATGGTGTTGAGGCCGTTAATAACTCGGATAAGGAATCATTTTTTAGTGGTTTTGGCGCTATTAAGTTAGTTGCTAAATACGAGGACGAAGAGAACCCTAACGCTGATGAACAATATTTATGCTTAGAGCCTGTTTATTCGGCAGCGGCTTCAGTGTTGTTTAGTCCGTCATTGCGTAAAGACAAAGCTGATGCAAAACAATGTTGGCAAATAGTACGTACTAGTCGTGATGAAATTGAGAAGGAGTACGGAGTAGTACCTGCTAGTCTAAACTCACAGGTTGACTATTTCGACTGGAATACAGACTCAACAAAAGATATTTTTATCGCACATTATTATGAGCTAGTGGTTAAAACTATTGTCGAATATACTTTTGGTGATTATGTTGTTACGTCAGGTGATGGCATTAAAGATAGTTACGGCAATAAAATATCACGCGAAGATTTAAAAGAATTACGTGACAATAATGAGCATACAGTTGTTAGACGTAAAACAAAACGTGTTGAATATGCGTTAATCGCTGGTGATGAGTTCCTTATTAAGTCGCAGAAAACACCATTTAAGCGCGTACCACTTATCCCGCAATACGGTTATCATTCCGTTATCAATGGTGTTGAGTATTACTGCGGTGAGGTTAGAAAGCGTAGAGATCCACAAATGTTCACCAATACTTTCTATTCTTCAATGATGGAAATAATGGCCGCGCCTCAAGTCTCTAAACCTGAGTATACACCGGAACAAATAGCTAAACATGCAGGACAACGAGCAAGAGCCGATATTGATAATGTAGCTTTCGTTATGAGTGATCCGATTAGGAACGAGGATGGCACAATAGCGCACCTAGGCCCAATTGGTAAAACTACACCACCTGAACTTGGAAGTGGTTTGGCTGCTGCTGGACAATTGTTAGACAGTACATTATCTGATATGGCTAGCACAGGCCAAAGTACATTACCGTCTAATGTTGCCGCAGATGCGGTTAGACAGATTAATGAGAGACAGGATGATACTTTTCAGCCGCTTATGCAAAACTCCATGCAAGCGATCAAGGCCGCGTGTGAGGTTTGGATAGACGCTGCACAGGTTCTTTATTTTACAAACGCTAGAAGTCTACGTGTAGTCGCTTCGGATGGTAGTCACTCGCAAGTTGATACCTTAGAGTATGGCATGGACAACAAAGAGAATTACGGACCGTTTAAGAATACTGCTAAAGGTCGTTATACGGTACAGGTTAAAGCGGGCGAGTCTTACAAGAACAAGAAAGAAGCCGAGTTAGAAACAACCCTTAAAATGCTGCAATATACGGATGCACAATCGCCTCAAGGTCAGATGTTACTTAATCAAGCTATTATATCTACTACGGGCGAAGGGGGCGACAGGTCTAGGAAGGTTGCAACATATCAGATCATAGACGCGATGATGGCTATGGGGTTAGATCCAAATCCAGAGAGTGACGAAGAGAAAGAGTATGTACAACAGAAAGTTGAGGCTATGCAACAAGCTGCACAGAATCAACAACCAGATGCGGCTATGATTATGGCACAGGCTGAAATGCTTAAAGGCCAGGCTGATATGTTAGAGCAGGAAAATAGACAAGCTGAAATACAATTACAAGCAGGTAAAGTTCAATTAGATAATCAAGGTAAGCAGCAAAAACAAATGTCTGATGATCAATTCAATTATGCCAAGGCACAACAAGCGCAACAAAAATTAGATGACGAGCGAGCCGACAAGAGTTATAAAAACTCACTATCATTAGCGAAGCTTGAACTTGAGGCGGGCAGAGACTTAAATGCAGAATTACGTGACAATATGTTAGTGTTTGATCCATCAATAGGGGATTTTCAATAATGCCTATAGTTGATATTAAGGGAGTCGGTAAAGCCCAATTCCCTGACGGTATGAGCGCTGATAATATACGCACCTTCTTACGAAATAAATATGCCCAACAACGTAGTGGTGGGAAAAGTGACACACTTTCACCTGTCGATAATGTGGCCGCACCATACGAGCCAACACTAGCCGAAAGAATGGG